GGTGGGGCGGCGGGAGCGGCTGGCATAGTTCAACGTGTGTTGTGATCGAGATTTCCGGTGGGCTGACGTGAAATCGGTTTGGCTGTTTCAGCGATGGAAAGCAAGTGACGGATATAGTCCGTGGCACCCATGATCCGGTTATAGGCAGCGGCCTGCTCGGCTGGATCCGCAATGTTTGGCATGCCCAGGATTTGCTCAAGCAAAGCAGCCTCACAAGCTGTCCTGAAACCTTCACTAACAACCAAATCCTGATGAGCCCGCGATTGTTGGACGTTGGACTGGAACCGGGCCCTGGGCGTCAGGTTCATTTCGCCTTCTCCTTAGGCTCCGCAGCAGCCTTGGCGTTCTCTCGGCGAATCTCGGCAGCCGTCTCAACATCGGTCGCGGCTACATCGGTCTGCAACTCGACTTGCTGGCGTTGCATATCCAATTGATGCTGCTGCGCCTTTCGCTTTTCTTCGGCTTCCCATTGCACCTGCCGCTGGGCCGTGCGTTGGGCGTGGCTCTCGCGGGTGTTGGCAGCCTTGGCTTGGGCCTGTAACTGCATGCCTTGAATCTTGGCCAAGTCTTTCGGGTCAACTTGGGCTTGGCCGTTGCCGTTCTGCTGGGCGGCAGCTTCCATGGCTTGCTGCAACCGTTGCCCGTACGCCTTAACCATGTTCATCAGCTGACCCAAGCCGTCACCATACTGGCGCACGCGCTCCTTCTGCTCTTTATCATCACTCAGAATCTGGAGTTGCTCGCCAATGGTCTGACCGACCATCTGGAGGCCAATTAACTGTTCGGGCTTGGCCATGGACTGCTGCTGTTGTTCGATTCGCTGCACGATCAGGGTCATCTCGGCCAGTAAAACCTCAACGATTTCGATGCGATTGGAGCGCGGGCCGAACTGGACGGGCAGTCCTTGCATCAAACTACCCATAGAGACCATCGCGTCATGCTTGGAATCAGTAACTTGGTCCTGCGTGTCGGGCACAAGCTCATCGGTCGCCCCGGAATCGTCGGTTATAGCCAAGGTGGACATCTTGAGGATGGTCCGCTGGGCTTCCGGGTCAAATAACGGACGCCATTCCATCAATTGCTGCGCGGTGGCCAGTTCGAGGGTCTTATTGCCAGCACCCATGACGCGCTCTGGCTCAATATCCCAGGCTTCCGAAACCAAGATTTCTGGTGGAACACCCTGTTTGAGACAGGCGAGGCGAAATGACCTGACATCGGCATCTCGGGAATCTTTTGCACAAAATCTGCGGAAAATCTCCTGATATTCGAAGGTCTGGTACTGATAGGCCTGTAAAAGCGCAGCAGAAATGAGCGCGGTGGTAGCGTTGAGTTCGGCTCGGACCTGAAAAGCAGTCTTTTCCACTTGGGGCCGGCTGAAATTGTTGTTTTGGGTGAAGGAAGCGGAGTTTTCATTGATGATCTGCTGGTTTTCGAGCAAACCCATCTGCGTGAAGGGCTGATTTGGCTGCCAACGCTCCTGTGGAGGCAAGAACTGCACCGTAGGATCAATGAGTCCCCGGCTGATAAGGTTAATTTTCAGGGCCCGCTCGGATTCATCGAGGGAATTGACCCGGAAATACATCATCAGCCCCTCGAAAACAGCCTCGTTGAACTTGCAGCGAAGGCGATTCTGCAAATGGCACACCGCGTAGAGCAAAAAACCCAGCGAACGGACCGCGTGATATCGGAACGGAGCCACAGCCGATAGGTCCGCGAACTGGAATTGGAGCACTTCACGCAGATCCATCGCGTATTTGCGGTCACCTGGGTTAAACAGGAACTGATTGCGCCCCCCGATGATGTTTTTATCCGGCATGGAGGTGCCCTGTGGCAAAACACCACCAACTCCCGGCTGGCCAAAGGCGTCCAGGACGATGCGCCGATTCCAGCCCTGCACCTTGTTGTCATCATTCCACCAGTAGAAATCCCAACAGGAGATGACCGGCACCGCATCGGAGGCGTACAGCCCCGAATCCTCCTTCATTCGCTGTTCCATCTTGTCTGGGCTCCAGACCTCCGGCCACGTTGTCCCCGAAAGTTGCGATGTCTGATCATCAGCCCATTTCAGGGCCGCTTTCACGTTATCCATCTGCCAACCTGGATCGACCTTCGGCCCGCTCGTGAGCCGGTAAAGCTCCATGGCTGTGTACGCCCGGTAAATGGCGAAGAAAGGCAGATTCTTCATCGTGAGCAATGTGCCACTAGGAATCATCACATCCTCGACCCCCAGAGCCAACGGGCACCAGCCGTAGGAATTCTCCCAGCAGGACGGGGCGATGCCGTGCAGGACGAGCAACGCGAACTTGCTGCGCATGTTCTCGAAATAGATCGGAGACCGTTTCATGCGCCGATTGATTTCGTTGGAGACAATCGTGCCCCATTTGGCTCGTTTGTGGGCCGGGCCGTTATCGGTGCGGGCAGTGAAGAACTTGCCCGGCTTCATAAAGGCATTGGAGAATTGCTGACGCGCCTCGTGACCTACCTTGGTTGATTCAAGAAAATTTACATTGATCGCGATGTTATTTTCTCTTTCTTCCGAGTCGAGGTAGGGAGGGGCACCGTCGAAAATCGCGTTAATTCTTGCCCGGTTTTGAGCCCTCGGAAAATCTGAAAGCCTCATGGCCCACGTTAAAGACTCAATAACCGATGCTGTCTTAAAATTCATAAGCTTAAAAGCTGCTGTCCAACGCGCACAAAGGATTGCACCGAACGCGCATGTTTTCTCGAATTACAAGGCTGGCACGCAACGCAAAGATTATCCACGGAATGCGGGCCGCCCTTGGACAGCGGAATGATGTGATCAAAATGAATAGATTTACCGCTGAATGTCTTGCGACAGTAGTAGCATTTGACTGCTTTTGATCCCCTGATGCGATTCACCCAAGTTTTTATTCCACGCAAATTGATGGCCGCTTCCCTTAAGGCTCGGCGTTTGTGGGCTGCGGCAATAGCCGCGCCTTTGTTCTTGTGATAATTCGCCCTGCACTTAGCCTTAATTCGTTCCTTGTTGCGTTGATAGTATTCTTCCCGATGAGCACGACGAGTTTCCCATGTGCCTTTCTGCCATTCTCGGTTTGCTGCTCGAAGTCGAATGGCGTGCTGTTTGCGGTAAGCACGCGAGCGTGAGCGAATTTTGTCTGCGTTTCGGGCATACCGACGCCGCCATTTTGCTCTGAGTTTCGGACGCATCTTTTCGTCGTTGGCCTTCATCCATGCCTTGTTGCGAGCGATTACCTTGGCCTTGTTCTGCTGACAGTACTCCTTCCACCACCCCGGCTTTGAGCGATCAATCGTTGAGCCTTCGCTGCTCGTTATTGAATCACGCTGTTCTTCAGAAGTCATCGAATATGGACACTAGGTAAACAGCGCCGCCCTAGTCAATTCTTTGTGGATGGCTTGCAGGATGACTTGCGCGACCCGCGGAACAATGCTGTTGCCCAATCCTCGAAGTCGGTGTACCCGGTGGGGTACCCCATCAGCCACTCGACCCACGTTGGGTTCAGTTGGCCATTGATGCCGTCCCACTGGAGTTGCTCCACCAAATTGACGCCTCTTGAGTGATTCTGCCTGCCCTGAAAGGCTGCCGAATCCTTCCCGTGCTGACTCCTGTAATGCCGGCTGCATGGTGTCGGCCATAGTTTCACAGCCGTTGATAGGCTTTCTTGCGTCCCTTTCTTCCCTTCCCGTCGAATCTGAAGCCCCTGCCTCGCTTCTGTTGCTGCTGGTGTGGGCCACAATCCAGACCCGATCTCGGCGGTGTGGGGCATCGACGGCACAAGCTGGAACAATAAACGATTGGACCCGATAGCCGAAGCTCTCCAGGTCAGCAAGCATTTGGTCGAGTTCCATGCCAATGATTCCAGGCACGTTTTCACCAAGCACCCAAGTGGGCTTGCATCGTCCAATAACGTCGCGCATTGCCGGCCAGAGGTGACGGTCATCAGCCTTGCCTCGTCGCTTCCCGGCGAGGGAAAACGGCTGGCAGGGAAAACCTCCGGTAATGAGGTCGCATCGAACAACTGGAACTGTGTGGATGTCTCCGTGGTTGGGGATGGTTGGCCAGTGTTTTTTGAGGATTTGCGATGCATAAGGATCAATTTCAGAGAAGCCGATGGTTTCAAATCCAGCCCACTGCGCGGCCAAGGCAAAGCCACCAATGCCACTGAACAAGTCTAAGTGCGTACATTTCATACGGTCAACGCCCGTGGGAATCCTAGGCTGCTCGTGTTATAGCGGTCCATGATTGGCTGCTCCATAGCGACACGTTTACGTTCTACGTGGCGCGGATGAAAGATGCAACGTGAAGGCGTGATGTCGGCAAAGGCGCGTCGCAACGTTACCCCAAGGTAACCTAGGAGCCAATTGTCCCAGCCCCCATTGCCGAATCTATACTGCTCGGGCACCGCTCGCCACGCCTTGGCCCAGATCCACGGATGAGCGCAGAAAAAGTCAGCGCCCAAGTCCACAACCTTAGCCGCCTCGAAGTTCGGTTTAGCCGGGTCGTATTCATAACGGCGACTGGTTAGCGCGTAAGCGCCCATGTGGAATGCCTTATCGGCCGCATCGACCAAGTTTCGGCCAACAACAATGTCAGCGTTGAGAACGGCTACTGGTTCCTCGGCTTGTGAGGCCACAAGGTAAAGCAGGCTTAGCGGCGGAAAATCTGGGCCTTCAATGAACGTCGTGCGTGGGCAAGCCAAGCGCCAATCGAACGCGCCGAACAGGAATATGCCTTGAAACACAGAACGCCATGAATCGATGGCTAGGATCTGGTTAGTGGCCACTTCCTTGTTGTCGTCCAAAGGTCGAAATGACGACACGGCTATCATGGGTTGGGTTGTGCCAATAAATCATACTGGGTGCCAGAAGAGTCGCCAGGAAATGCTCTATACTCGTAATGCAGATCCTCCAGGAAATTGGTTATATCCTTTGGGCTACGCCCCATTTCAGCTAGATGCAGAGGATGAATTTCGATGAGCAACCTTGGCTGACGCACGATGATGGTATTTCTGGCCCCATCCAACACGGCGATTTCATCACCTTCCACATCTATCTTTATGAAATGAATCTTGCTGCAAACTAGGAATCTATCCAAGGAGACGACTTTTATATCTCCAGAACCATGAACCAATCTACCGGCACTAACATTCGGATCCGGCGCGATCTTTGCGCTGCCGGTATCAGCGCCAAGGGCGAGTCCGAAAACTTCAACGTTTGGAAACGGAAATCTACTCACATTGTATTTCAAACACTCGAACTGAAGCGGATTTGGTTCAAATGCATAGACTTTGCCTTTTGGACCAACTCGATTGGCATAAGCAAAGGTGTGGTCCCCAAGGGCTGCACCAACATCCACCACAGTATTTCCGGGGTTTATGAGCGTTAAAATCTGAGGATTAACTGATGCATCCAACCTGCCAGACTCCTCTATCCATCTGGATAAATGAGTGTCATTTTCCAAAACAGCATAGCCTTCCTTAGTGATTTTCATGGCGATTGCTTGAATATGAACCAGGAGGAACAGGGACAGACATAGAAGACTTTGCCACGTTCCTTGGCCCACCGATTAACTGCCGGTTCGACTTCGATCCACGCGTTGCCTTTGGTATCGTGCGCATAGTCGTGGCCACCCATCAAGCCGCCGATCTTCACCTTTGGCCACCATGCGTCCATGTCAGCCAACACATTTGGATAGGAGTGGTTCGCGTCGATGTACGCCATGTCCAATTGATAAGGCACAAAACCGGCACTGGCAGGAATCGAAAATTCCTTTAGGATCACAGCTCTGTGATCCTGTTCGGCCAGAAGTTTGCAATCGTTGTACCAGCCATCGTAACCGGCTTGCGTTTCTTGTGCCTCCTTGTAAGTCTCGATGTCTTGGGTCACCCAGGGATCGATCATCCAATAGCGACGGCCCACCCATTGGGAAAGCACGGTGCGCGAGAAGGTGCCCCGGGCGCAGCCAATCTCAGCCATCTCACCCACTAGGCCCATCTTGTTAAGCCAAAAACCTAGCGCCTCCCGGTGGTTGATTTGAAGTGGCCCACTCATGCTCTTTCAACGATTAGGTTTTCCTTAGTCTCGTGCACCGCAAAGAAGCCCATGAGTCGTAGGAACGCTTTAACGTTGGGCCTCTCTTCTGGCGAACGAATCTCCGTGCAAATGACCTTAGCCTTTCGCCACGCTTCCATTGGCTGGCTTTTGATAATGGCGAAATCTTCCCACTCAGCATCCATGGAAAT